TCTTACCATCAAAACCATAAATAGCTATGAAACCCGGTATAAGACTGACATCTATTAAAATGTCCCCACGTTTGTATTGAGCAGGGTTAGAGTTGGTCTTGGCGTCTATGAAGTAAATCGTGGAACTAGATTCAAAGGTGCTTTCAAGTATTTGAAAAACACTTCTAAGACGATTTTTTAATCCTTCTAAATCTGTTGCATCATCTATTCGATGTGCGAAATTGAATCTCTTTGCCATAATTGCAACGTTGCAATTCTAAGGTTGTGCCTTCAAAGTGTAGTTAAACAACCGCCATTGACTGTAACCGCGATCTATAATTTCAATTCCAAATATCTTCAACCGTTCAGTAGAAGGTGTTCGCGTATACCAGATCATAGACTTAGCTCCACCTTGCAGCGGATTAACTCTCTTGATAGGTAGCAAGATTTTACCGTCTTGCAACGGGTCAGCAGGGTTCTTGGAAACCTCTTGGTAAAAACGAAGGAAGGTGCTAGCTAGAAGTGGTGTAGCTTCATCGACTCCATCTAAGGTAAGCCAAATCTCCGATAACTTTTTGTCGCTCGCTGGAATACCCATATCGAAATACTTCAAGGCACGAACCTCGATTAACCCAACATAAAATAACCAGCCTTGCTGTGGCAAGGGATTGAAGGCTCCTGTCCCACCACCTACGCGGGAATAGATAAAATCAAAGTCTATACGGGTGGGAGTTACCGCAGAGATTCTGGCCCATTGTTCGTTATTGCCATTTTGGTCGGTCAGCAAACACCATGCTCCTATATAACCTTCTTGGTTGTTTTGAAATACTCCACCATCGTTACGAGTGACGAAGGTAGAACCTGCTGTATCTACGACACCTGCATTATAAGGATTAATCTGCCAGTCAGAAAAGTGGCCTTCAGCAAAAGCTTCTCCTACTAGACCAGACTGTGTTCCAACGTAAATTTTGTTTAGGTTGGTTTCCGCATCTTGAAATTGCGCGCTACATAGAACGTCGTGTTCATCTAGCATAAACCATTCGCCAGTCGGGTGATGCTGCGCTATAAGAAAATTGACTAGCATTCCTGTATTAGCAGTTGGGAGCCAAAGACAGTTCAAACGGTTGCGGGCATCATACGCGCCATGAGCTAAGATTTGTTGCGCTCTATTTTGCGACATATTGCGGAGCGTGCTAGAAATACGTTGGCTAATAGGATTAATTTTAAAACCATCGCACTCTAAAATAGAATAGTTTTTAGCGTCCCATCCCCACAATACAACACGTTCTTCAGGTAAAGATCGAACTGCTGTAAAATTCTTGACGGCTGGAAATAGACTGTGATGTGACGAGATGCTATAAAAAGTGGAGAGTGTTTTCAACGAAGATTCAAAACTTGGGTCACCTGCTAACTTAAGGTCTAAGACAAAACTACCAGCTGGAAATTCCGTGCAAAGAAGCAAGAAATTGACGCTAGGAATCATACCAATAGCCGTTCCCACACCACCACCTATTTTAAAGGCGTAAACTTGTGGAACGCGGGCTGATTGTCCTAAGTATTCTGTAAACCCCCAACTAAAAGGATTTCTCCGTTTTGAGCGATATAAGGTGGTAGCTGGCCCTTGTATGACTACGGTTCCAGAACCGATCGCAGCTAAACCTACAGCGGTAGTTCCATCAGAAGTTAGTTGTGCGGTGGTGTTTGTAAGCCATTTAAAAATAAAACCGCCTAGACCGTCTGCTCCACCTACAGCAACTCCTGAGAGACGAACGAATTGTCCGTTTCTTCCATCAAACCATTTCTTACCAGCAGCAGTAAGGGTAACTACTCCAGCAGTAGTCCAACTAGCTGTGCTAACGAAAGGGAAATTTCCCCATCCCCACCAGAAAGGGTCTTGGTAAATTACAAATTGAAAAGTAGGGACGCCGAAGTTATCAACTTCAACTTGATCGCCTGTGCTCGTAGGATTGTGATCGCCAAAACTGGTATTAGCTCCGTTTTTTGTCGGGTCATTCGTAATGGCCCCGATAAAGAACATATTTCCAGCTTGAGCGTTTAAGTCTGCATCAACTTGAGCAGTAAAAAATTCTGTGCGGAAAATCCATATTTGGTCTATGTCGGCGCGGGTAGATTGCGGGACTGTAACGTTAATCGCACTACCATTCACATCTATTTGAATGCTCAAGGAAGGAGAGGGGTTACCCCTAGGAGCAAGCGAACCATTAATAGCAATATCATTCTCTACGAAAGGATAACGGGTAGTTGCTGCATAAACATAAGCATAAGCAGCGTAGTTAGATTGAACCAAGCCAGTATTGGTGTCACCTACAGTATGAGTTAAACCACTTCCAGCTGCGGTCGCATTTAATGAGATAACAAAGTGAGTTGCATCAGTGAAGGAAAGAATTTTAGCTCCAGTAGGAATATTGGTTCCTGAGTAATCTTTACCTAGATCGGCGGCGGTTATTGCACCAGCAGTAAGAACAATATTAGGAGAACCGTTAGTGGTAGTAGCTGTAACGTTTCGCTTTTGCGATAATAGCGGGGCGGTAGTTCCCGCAGGCATTTGAGCGTCGATGATATTACCTGCGGCATCTAGCACCTTAATCTTTTCTTCTCCATTAGCACGAACGCTCAATCCGGTAGCCGAAGAAGAACCGAAAGTCGGCTTCACATCGCCCGCTAAGTTAGTTAATAAAGTAAGAGACATTGCAACGTTGCAATTATGCGTTTAACACGTATTGTCCTAGGTCAGTTATAACGACACTTCCATCTTCATCGGCTATAACTTGATCGGTCAGTAACTCATATTCTTGAAATAGCAATAGGTTCTGATCGGTCTGAACAAAAACTTGCCCTTGATTGTTGGAGTGAATTGATAAAATAGATCGTGGTCGTAATCCGAAAGATAGTCTCTTTCCAGAGATTCGTTCTAGTTTATGTGATAGACCTATGATACCGTTTAACCTAAACCAATGAGGGGAACCAGTTATAGGGAGAATATCGTTCTGACCATCTCTGGCTTGAACAACCTGCGAACCTTTAATGTTGTAATCTTGATTAGCCATTTCCTAAAAGGGGCAAATATCACCACCGTCAGTATTAGCAGTTGGAGCGGTTACGTTGAGCGTTCCATCAGCCATTGTGCAAGTAATTAAAGCTAAGTTATCTCCTTTGGCATCTGCTCCTACTGCTATTCTCGTTAAAGCAGGATTCAAAGTCTTTTGATCTTTTTGCGTAGCTCCTGTATCCATTCCCCACACTATTGAGTCGGAGCGTTGCACCAACCCGCTTTTAAAAGAAGTAACTACGATGTTAACGACGCCTGAACCTGTTTTGCGATCATCCCAATAACCTCGTAGCATAAACTGAATTGAAGCTGGAGTGATTTGTTGATAGTCAGTAAATAGTCGATTAAGGTTGATTAGATAGTATTCTCGATAGTCTGTATTGGTAGCATGAGCGTTCATATCGTCTAGCCGCCAATATGTATCGTTATCTGTCTGGTGAGAATTTTTGTTGATGTCAGTTGGAATTAATCCAGCCGCATTTAAACGTGCTGTTGCGCTGGTGTAAGACCACGTAACAGTAACGGGCACACCCACAGTAGTAAGTTGAAACCACTGATTGACATCGGTTCGATGGGCATACTTGTTTACATCTCCAGAAACGTGGCTGGAGTTTTGCATACTAGTAGCATCACCATATACCCACGAAGCAAACTTTTTAAGTTGGTAATAAGTCGAGTTATCTTTTTCGTAACCATACTTATTAACGTTGCTTGACGAAGTTCTTCCACCTTCGCTAGTGCGTGCAGATTGGTTAGACCAAGACCATGTTATAGCGTAAGAAGTATTAAAAGGTTGTTGCCATTGGGCAGAATTATCTTTGTAGGATTGAAAATCCTGCATGATAGTTAAACCCGAAAGTCCGTATCGGTTAGAATTGGTAGCAGCTGGAAAGCCGCCATTAGGAAAACTCAAAGCGGGGCCACTTGAAGCATTAGCCTGATAACCTAGGAAACCACCGAATTGATCTTTAACTTGTGTGCCTGTGTATTGCCAATAATTTGCGCCTTGAAAAGCTGTATCTATATAAGCTCTCCCCGACGAATTAGGTGACCAAACTTTTCCTTGGTAATTAGTTCCACCTTGAAAAGTTGAATAGTGATATTGCAAATATCCAGCATAAGGATTGGTAATTCCGGGAGCACCTACTGATTGCCAAGCGTCGGTAGTTTGTGTCCAAACGTTATTGGTCGGATTAAAATTAGTCCAAGTATTTTTAAATACAGGGCCACCCCAAGCTAAGAAAGCGTTTTTAGCGTTAGTTGGTGGGTATAAGTAAGCTCCGTCAGGGCCAGCTACCAATGGAACAGAATCCCCTCGGCAAGCATTCTGTGTTTTGTAAAAACCTATTTCTTGGTTATCATAACCACTACCAGTGTTCAAGGCCAATAGACGAGTTCTCAGCCTAGTATCCACATTCGGGGCATTGGCAGGAGTAACTGAAATTAACAAGAAGTCCACTCCGGGGTGAGCGGTATCTGGCGCATCTGGTTTATCTCCAGTCGGGAAGTCGAATACACAACTAATTGAAGTATCGGGCGGAACAGCCGCCGAAGAAGATTGATGGCCGAAGATGTCTAAAGAAAGACCATTTTCGTCAGTTCCTAAAGATTGCAACGTTGCAAGTGAAAAACTAAGAGACTTAGGAGATTCACATTGATGAAAGTAAAGTTTCTGATCGGTTTGGACGTAATACCCATATTGCCCGAAACCATTGTATGCCTGAGCAATTGCAAAAACTTTTTGATTGGGATTGGCATCTATTAACTTTTTACCAAATAACCTTTGTAACGCACCTGAACCTGCATCATCGGTTTGTTCATAAATGGCTTTAATGTCGTAGTAAGGTGGGAACACACCTGCTACGCGCGCGTAATGATGCGACATAGGAACAGGGTCAACCTGTTCCATTTCAATCTCCGACAACGATTCATCAACCCCAAAAGCTGGTTGATTAATAAGCGGTGGAGCTAAAACATCATAATCTTCAACAGCCATTATCCAGCTGGTTTAGAACGAACTTCACTTTCTACCGATTCTCCCCGTAACACAGAAGCAGATTGCAATTGGTTATTGTAGATGTGTGCTCTAAAAATAGCACGTTGTTTAACAGGAGCTATTAAGCGGGGAATAGGAAAAACGTCTGTTTCTTCTGCTAGTTTGGCAGGATATTGATAATAGTCTAACAACAAACTTTCTCCGGTTTGAACCCGCGAAGAAGGCATCAATAACAAATTACCATTAGCTATTTCGTAATACCGGGTTGAACCGTCAAAAGGATTATCAAGATGCTCCGAACGCCTTGTAAGAGATCGAGTATTTCCTTGACTGTCTTGGTATCGTATTAATTTTTCAATAAAGAAATCTCCCGGAAGCGGATAAGATTCAATACCAGTAGTTAAAGCAATGGCTAGGTTCAGTTGGAGTAACTCAAAGTAACGATTCTTGATGGAATAATCCAACAACAATTCGTTAATAAGACCTGTTAGGAAATCATCGAGATCGTTTGAACCTTCAAGACGAGCTTCAGTCTTGATTTGATCTCGTAGGTCTTTGAGAGTCGGTGTTGCTATTGAAGTTGGCATTTGTCATTTAATAACGATAAGGCTGAAGTTTGTAGGTTATGCCATCTACAATAGCTGGACGCCCCGGCCAAATTCTATAAAGAACAGATTGTTCATCCATACCGATAGCATGGCTAGGGTTAATACTTAAGCGAACGGCTAAACAAGGCGAACCTTCACCTAGTTTTTGCTTCGGCCCAACATCAAAAACTACAGCTGGTTCGGTTTTCCCTTTATAGGTGACTTCAGCGTAGCAGCCTAAAACTACGCCTGTAACAGCTTTAATAATTTCAGGCGGAACTACAATTCCCGGCACAGCCCATGAGTCTATCGGTTTACCGTTGTGATGGAGAGTAGTATCTGCTTGGCCCCACTTATCTTCCTTCCAGCGTTTGGAACCATCCCAATCGTTATCCCAATCGCCAAGAAAAGAAAAAGAACCATCTTCACGATCTACAAAATCGGCGGTATAACCCTCTCCTTTACTCGCGATGGTTAGTAATTTTTTCATTGCAACGTTGCAACTCTTAAAAAAGCGTGACTACTCTGCCAAGGAGAAATCAAGGAAAACAGAGCAGCCACGCAAAGTGTTATCCTACTTTATCAGGGTCAGCGGTTAAAACAGCAGCAACCGGAGCAGCTGAAACCTGCTTGTCAATAGCTGCTAAAGTAGTTCCCGGTTCAGCACGTAAAGCTTGTTTGGCGAAAAGACGCATTCGCATGCGGGTGTAAAGAGACTGCCCGTAAAGAAAGAGTATGCCTGTAACGGAAGCAGCCAAAGCAACCATGCCACCGTGATTGGCTATATAGTCCGTAATCCATTTTCCTGCACCGGGGTATTTGGCAACAATCGCGCCTAATAGCGCAGTCAAAGCGATTCGCACGAAGTTAGTTAATGCCTGTTTAACAAGTTCTTGGTTCATTAGTTTCCTTTTTTAATTTGATCGCTAATTTCCGAAATTCGTTTATTGGCTGCATGTGAAGGATGAACTGCTATAGCTTTTTTAACAGGACGAACTACTACCGTCTTTTGAACACAACCTGTTAAGGCCAAAACTGCTAACAGTTGCAACGTTGCAATTCTCATTTCTTACGGGTTAAGAGTTCGTTTTGAACTTTGACTAAATCTACTAATTCACGATTTAAAACCAAACTTTCCCTGATCGTGTTAGCAACTTGAAAGATGCGTTCGTCGGTTCGTTTGCGTTCTTCTACTAAATCAACATGAAATTGAGCATCAGCCTTTTTAAGATAATCAATTTCTGTTCCATTGGTATTAACTTTGTTAACAACCGTAGATAAGGAAATAGAATAACCAACTGCTGCCCCAAACAAAGCAATTATAAAACCACCAAAAATCTGCTTCGCCAAAGCATGGTTTCCATTAAGCATAGTAAATGACTTGAATGGAACCAGTTGCTAGCTTGAACGATTTGACATCTTCAATTTCTATAAAAGCAGGAAAACTGGTAATCGAAGAAGGAGCAATGGCATCAGGCGCAACAGGAGCAGCTGCGGGATACATCATAACCAATCCACCTGCTGCAAACGTTGAGTTAGCTAACATTTTAATTAACTTAACGTTTCGAGTAACGGTATTAACCATTGGGCCTTGGAAAAATTCTGTTGGCCCCAAATCTTCGTCTGCCATAACTTTATTACCTTTTTTGCAAGCCGGGGCCGGTCACTTCGATAAAGAAATATCCTTCGCCTGTGGAAGTCGGAGTGCCACCAGTGTCAGGTGTGTAGGTGAGTTTGTATTTCTTATCCGTTGTGAGAACCTTATGGAGCGAAAACTTACCCGCCGTAAAGTCTGCAATAGCCGCAATGTTAACTGACCCGGTATCGTCCAAGTTAGTTTCAGTCAAAGTAAAGACAGGTGCAGTTCCGTTGAATGCGGTCAGAATGTGGCCGTGAACAACGATTAGTAACGGATGTTTCTTTCCGGCTGCTGGCATTGAAGGAATTTCGCCTAACCCGGAAGATGCTCCACCCGTTCTGAAGATTTCAACAGCAGCCATCGCCGTATCACCAAACTTAACACCGCAAGCGACCTTTGAGGGAACCGCTCCGCGGGCATTACCCCCTCGGCATCCAGTAATATGTGAGTCCATAATTTTTAATCCAATTGCAACGTTGCAATCGGTGGGGGATTACGCCCCCACCGCTGCAATACCACGTTTGTTGTCATAGCCAGCCACGAATCTAGTCCGCAAACGTGAATACCAAGCATCCGGGTTGTTACCGAATTGCTGTAAAGGCGAGATTTCGGGGTAGATGTTAACTACCATCGTCGGGCCGTAATCTGGCGAATTTGGCGACCAGCTGAGAAACCAGTGATCGGGATTGGTCAAATACCGCAGCGGCACAATCTCAATCTGGAATTGCTTTGTGAGCGCATTCGGCTTGTTGTCCGATGTGTTCGGATTCATCACCGCATTAGCAACTTCGACCGCTTGCTGCCACAACACCGGATTAATCGTCGGCACATAGATATAAATCGTGCCTGCATACGCGATAGGCAATCCGCGTGAATCGTTCATGTTGTAGAGCAAATTGACGATAGCTGAAAACACAGTTTCAACCGAGATCGGCTGATTGGCATTGACCAAGTTGGCCCACGTTGCCTGCGAATCTTCGCGCAAGTGATTGATCGAAAACAACGGCTGGTTGTTCGGGTCACCCGTTACCTTGAAGTCATAGGTTTGAACTGTAAAACCATTGTTCAAGATATTGGCAGCGGTCATATCCATAAGCACGATGCTGCCATACATCATGGTTTTTGGCCGGTTGGCAAGCAAACCCCATTCCTCTTGCTCGATGGTCTGCTTTTCAATCTGATAGCCCAACCGATAGTTAACCGGACTGAAGAAGGCTATTGGCCCCTTAATCGGTTCTTGAAATGGAATTTCTTCCAAGTCACGGTTTTGAACAGGGAGTCCCAAACCACTCAGAGAGCTTTTCTTGATGAAAGCCTTGGTGGTATCCTCTGTTTTCATAAACAGGGGATACTGCTTCGGGAACTGCTGATACATTTCTTCGCGGATTGCAGTAAAATTCCGATCAAAGTGTTCGACGTATGCTTCTGCGACTACGGCCATATATGTTTACCTCTGTTGCAACGTTGCAATTATGTTGTTGTGAACTATCCCTGAATTGCGGCAGGAACGATTCTGACCAATACCAAACCATTGTAATCTGTCGTGGCTTGGCGCGGATATAGTGCTATCACTCTGAAAAATTTGTTGGTCGTGTCGGCTGTATTCAACATTTGCATGAAGGTAGTTGCGTCCCGATACAGACCGTATTCGGTTCCAACCGTTACTGCCGACAATTGCGGCGCACCCGCAGCTTGCCCAACGTTACCAGCACCGTTAGTAATGTTAACGATAAACACCGCATCAACCGGGTCATGCGGCCAGTGATTCTGACCGTAAAGAGTTGCCGGTGGCTGATCGGTTGAAAGCCGCGAAGGTTCAGGACACCAGCCGTGACATAACACGTCAGCGGTCACGCATGGAACGAGAACGCCTGCTGATAGTTTAACGAATGAGCGAGCAGGAAAAGCAGTCGCTCCATTGGCCTGCATTGGCTTTTGGATATGCAGGTTATCTCTGCGCCGCTCCAAAAACGGCATTCTGATTGGTGTATCCATAATTTTAAACTACTGCTGCTGCTGGTTCTTCTTCAAGATCAACGTCGTTAAGGTGGAAAGAACTTTCATCAGCCATTCCCGGCCCCTCGACGTTTTGAAGTTGTTGCTCAGTCACAATGCCGCTATCTACGACTTTCTGACCTGCCACAGATTCTCCTTTGACTTCGCGGTTAATCGTTTCCTTAGAAACATTGCCGTAAATCGCATTCATTTTGCGTTGCAACGTTGCAGTTCGATACATTAGTGTGAACCGCTTTTTCGCGCCTGTTACCCGCGTGGTTGGCTCTTGGTCGCCCTTCGGCCCTTTCCATACTTTAAGACCGTCCACGGTGTAACGAGTTTGCGGCATGACTTGACGCTGCATAACCATCTCAACCTGATCTTCTTCAATCCAGTGAGCAGCGTATTTCTTTTGGTCAAAGTTAACAGGAAGTTGAAACATTCCGTGATTGACCACTTGCTGAGGCATTTTCTCAATTTGTAAGCTCATAAGTTTTCTCCTTTTAAGCTGCGGTTTTTTCCAAGATTGGGGGCTTCTTTTTAAATTCATGCCCTGCTGTCATTTTCTTCATGGTCTGCGAAACAGCAGCTTCCGTATCTGCGTTCATCGTTGTTTTCGCAGCATTAGGGTCTGGAGCCTTAGTCATTATGGGAACGTTACCACGTCCCGCACCCGGATATGAAAAGCCTTGCGTATTCATGCTAGGTGCGGTTGCAGGAACCAATTCTGCAACAGTCTCTCCTTTGGCTTTTCGTTCTCCGAGGTAATCAACGTAAACCATCTTGGCCAAATTTCGGACGATTTCCACAGTCGTGCCTGCTTTGGCTTCAATTCGTTGCTTAACCAAATCCCAAGTAGCCTGAGCAACTTCTGGAATCTGCATGATACCGACTGTATCAGTGGCTTGAGCCTCTTGAAAGGAAGAAGAAGCTTGCTGTTGAATGACTTCAGTAGCCATAGGCGCAACGGACTCGCCCACCTTCTTATGAATAATGGCTCCAGAAGCCTTGAGCATTTCGGCAAATACTCCTGCCTGTTGCTCGATTTGCTCTGGTTTAAAGCCGTTTTTCTGCATGATCTCCTTAACAGCTTTAAGAAAATCATCGTCAGTCTGCTTGAGCGGGTCAGGTTGAAGCTTTTTGAGTTTTTCCTCAAATTGATCGCGTTGCGATTGAAAGCCTTTGGACTGCTCAACAGTTGTTTCGAGACTTGATTGCAACGTTGCAACCCCTGTCTTAAGCGCATCACGGGCTGCCTCGAATTTTTTGCGGGTTGGTTCATCAAGTTCATCCAAAGGTATATCTGAAAGCAGTTTTTCCACATCAACCGCTCCGACCTTTGGTGAATCTCCCGCTGGCTGCTTGCCACCAGAATTACCACCGTCGTCTGGCTTATAGAACCGTAGTCCTATGCCTTTACTATTAATCCACTTTAACATAGTTTTATCCCAACGTCAATAGAAAAATTGAAGAAAGTCTAAGATTTTCCTGATATAATTTTCTCTAGGAATTTCTCCAATTCGTCTATGTATTCCAATTTACCTTGCAATTTAATCACATCGTCGCCACTCAGCGAGAGGAATCGGCTGTGCAAGTCCAGCCGAAGATTTTGTATAAAAGCGGAAAGATCACGTTTTTCGATCTGTTGAAAAACTTCTGCCAGCCGATTAGAGATGGGAATGTTACCACCTATGATCTTGGTGGCAATTTCTGGTTTACTTTTACGAACAGCTTTCATTGCAACGTTGCAATTCTATATGTTCCCGGTAGGAGCCGCGGCAGCACTTTGCATTACTTCACCCGCGGTAGCAGAGCCAGCAGGATTTTTCGCAGGTGCTTGCCTTTCAGAACCCACAGGCGCATTCGCCTGCATACGCGCAGCTTGTAACATTAGTTGCGCCTGTAAGAACTTCTGGTGCATCGTAATCTGTTGGGCGAGTAACGGCAATCTTTCAGGATATTTTTTCGCCCATACCCCCTCGGAATCTTCCAAGAAAGCTATTTTAACTTTGATCGCAATAGCATGATTCTGATCTGGATTTATTAAAACGTTATTATCGCCCATGAAAGTATCAATAGCCTGATTAGTCGCTATATAAACTTCTTTTGCAAAACCTTGATCGTTGACTATCTCCGCAACGTTATCAAACCGCCACTCCGTTAAAAGTTCCTGCCAAAGCGGAGCGCGGTTGATTGAAGGGTCGCCCATACTGGATTCCAGCACGTATCTCAGGTTTTGCTGCCTGACTATAGACTCTATATAGGTAGAACCAATATCCCACTTCAATCCCACCTTAATCCACAAATCTTCTGGAGAAATGGCAAATCCCATCTGCCCGGTGATTTCCTTTAACAGAGTAGGTGGAAACCAAGTAGCAGTATATTCCCATACCCTATCAGCATAACCACCCATTATATCGTAGTTGAAGATATTGATAGGCGTAGTAATAGCCGACATACTAGCTTGAAAGACATTTTGCGCTTCTGTGGCAGAAGTTCGACCGCCGAGGGCTTTACCCAAGATAGCATCTTGGCTTTTAGATGAAGTTTGCGCTTGCTCTCTTAACTCACGCATCATGCTAACAGTAGTTTGCGTTCCATCCACCGCTTCACGACGTTCTAAATCATTCATTGAGTTAACCGTAATCTTCTGACCTTTACGGTTGATTGGCTGATCTTGAGCCGGGCTAGACTGTAAGATCATCGTAGGTGGGTCGTTAATCCAATCCTTGTTTTCGATATACTGATTCTTACAAGTAACGATTTCGCGGTAGTGGTTCCACAACAGATAACCCATACTTGGCGAATATAAGCCACTATCCAAATCAGGCATATGCGATGTGCCATACAGAGGAATGGAATCACGCGGATAAAAATTGCGTTGAATGCGGAGAAGAATTTGCTGACCGACCAAGTTGGTTCCCCAACTATTAACGATAAATCGTTGCATGGGAACTGGCTGACCGTTCTGTCTAGTTTCCCATTCTCCAGTATTCGGGTCTAGGGGAAGCATGGGATAAAAAGTCCACAAAGCTTCTACTGAATATTTGGGTTCTAAAATTTGCGGAATAGAAACAGGTTTATTATCCAGCTGTGCTATGGATTCTAAAGCTTTACGCGCCGAGTCCATTTCCTGAGAACCAAACAGATAACCGGGATTTGACGCAGCAACTTTATCTAAGTTACCAAATCCGTGGGGGTTGAGGCGTGGGTCATATTGATTTTGCAACGTTGCAAATCTAGGCGTTTCCTCGTAAAAGAAGGGACAAGGCTGATAGTCCATCTCATTTGCCATGAGACGCCAGTTCAACCACAGCTTACGAATAGAAATAGGGTCGAAAGTAGTTCCTATCTTAGCAATCTGAGGAATCTGCACCATTCCTTTTGCAGACATTCTCGGAACCATCTGAACCTCGAAAGCAAACTCTGAACGGGCAAAAGCAATTCCATATTGGTAAAAGTGGCGAGCGGTGATTAAGTGCTTTAGATAAATCTGTTCGTTGTCAGCATTCCACGCCAGAAAGCAATTAGCGGCCTTAATCTTATCTCGCAAGGGGTGATAAAACGAATCTTCCTTTCGCGTATCGTAATAATGCGGAATATTATACTGGATGGGAAGTCCCTCTTTAAAAGAGATAAAGTGATGAACGTCGGTTAACCGTTCAACCGCATCATACATCAAGCTATCTGCTAATCTAACAGATTCTCCCGAATCGGAAACATCTTCCTTTTGAGATTGCCCCACTCTAGAATTTTCGTCTATACTCGTATCTACTTTGTCAAGCTTGATACGATACATGAGCAACAGCTTATCCCAAAGCTGCTCAAAAGGTTGCCGCTCCATAATCTGAGGAAAAAGATATTTATCCTGCATGAAACGCAGAATCTTTTTCTGAGCATCTTCTGAGAGCGCAGAGACTAAATTAGCAGGAAAAGTTTGAAGGGCTTGTCCTGCATCTGGCGTAGAAAGCCAGTTATTAGCGGAAATTGGAACTATTGGAGCGGGCATAATTGCAACGTTGCAATTTTCTTAATTTCGCCGGAAGTAATCACTATGACGAAAGTAACACACTTAATCCGAGGGCGTCAAGAGGAAAAAGTTGAATTAACCAAAATATCCTGCGGTCTGTCTGAAACGACGAGGCTTTGGAACGTTGGGTAGTATTAGTTCAGGTTCGCTGTCTCTAGGTTCTATTCTCTTGGGTTGCCATTGATTCCATGCGAAGGGGCCACAGCCTAACTGACACAGGGCATCTAGTTCATCGTCTCCATGAATCGGAACTTTATCTTTTGGTTCTCCCTTGTGATCGCCAGCCAAGTATCTATCCCAAAAAAGTTCTGACATCTTGTTGAGAGCAGGAGCAACTCCCGTTTCGTTTATCAGGAAGAAAATCTTCGCACCCGGCGGAGTTTCCTTCAAGGGGTGGGCGAGGTAAGGGAAAGCCTGCGGGTCGAGCATATTATCTACCATCTTAGCTCTATCCTCTGGCCCCATGTGAGTTGACTCCGTAAGGACGATACCTTCGTTAGAATAATTTAAGGCATAGTTCTGGCCGGTATTTTCATCGTCTTTAAAAACGTGATAATCTGCAACCGTCAGGTTATAAACTTCGCTAGTTGGGTAAGGGTGGTATTCCTGCCAGTAAACTTGACCACGCCTGACGAATTTTCTCCTAACGTTATTAGAGAGGCGGATAATATCTTGACAACGCTCGGAGATGGTGGTTCCTCTCTTGGAGTAAAAGCGGTAGATGAACCAGATGTTGGAGTATATTAAATACCCCCACGCACACGCAGTCGGGTGATCTCTACCGGGGTCTATGGAACGATAAAAGCGACCATCAGGAAAACGCTGTAAGAGTTCTTGTAACGTCCACTTTAGGCAATGGAAGTCGTAATCTAGCTTGGAGAGAACAAGGCCGCTGGAAGCATAAAAGTCTCCGTCTAAGCGGGCTTTGCCCTGCTCCTTACCTTCCCACATTCTTATAAGGTCAGCTTTCTTTTCTTTGGGTAAGATGTGTTCTGGCGCATCTCTGACAGAAAACTTGGTATAAACGTATTGTCTCAGCGGAAGTTCTTCTTCTCGCTTTAAGACCTTATGTGCTAACGCGGCTTTCTTTCCAACGTTGCGGGCTTCTGCCGGAGTATAATCCCACGACATAAATCCATCATTAACAATACGTTGTTTGATTTCGTCGAGGGTTGATTGGGAGAATCCTTCGGTGAGGATGATTCCTTGAACTGCTTCGCCTGACCATTTAGTTTCTTCACTTTCATAAGATTTACAGATTATTCTATGAGCTAAGGCGGGGGCGTCTTTTCGGTTGACCTGTAGGATAAAGAAACGATCTACTGAATTATCTCTAAGGATAGAGTCTTTCGGAAGCCATCTTCTCCAGAAAGGCATTACCGTATCTCGATGCCAGTCATTATCTGGAGCACCCAACCAGAAAACTGCTCCGTGTTGAATCGGGGGTTCGGGATATGCGTCGTGAAGTTGCAACGTTGCAACGCTCTTAACGAAAGACCACTTCTTTATATTCGGTTCTTCGTATGGTTGCTTTCGAGGGTCGCCAACGAGATGTGGATTATCTTCATAGAAGTGCTGAAGATCAAGTAATCGGCTGAGTCGGGGTCTTGGTAAAACTGCAACGATACGCCCTTTAAAGTCGAGATAGGGCTTAAAAAGCAACCACTGTGGATTATTGGGAAAAATCCATAACAAAGCGTTAATGACGAAGGCAATAGTCTTTCCAATTCGATTGGCAGAGAAACAGATTGGGAAAGTAATTCCCCATACCCATGCGTTGAGAAGTAAAGCTTGTTCATAACTCGGTTTGAAAAAAGCTATTGGATAAGCAGTTTTGGCGGCTCTTAAAGCTTCTTGGTGGTATCGCTTGGCTTCTGCAAAGAAACCGCGCAGAACTTCGCCTACTTTCGTTTTTTCGGTAAGTCGGTCGAGGTTGGCTTCAACGTGTAAAACCTTTTCCTCAACCGTCTCAGGTGGATTATCCACCCATTCAGGTTCTTCTATAGTTCGCGCACTCAAGGGAGAAGGTTTAAGGGATTTTGAATCAACCGCAAAATTTGCAACGTTGCAACTATAACCGCAAAATGGTGGAAAGTCAAGAATATATTTCACGCTTATGTGTAACGCTCCACGGAAAAGTTTCGGTATATCTTATAGCTACCCGGCATGGGGTAAGGGTAGGGTATGCCATATACCTATAATGTCTATGCCTGCGCGTATATACTATAGATACCATAGCCTTTCTCCCCTCTCTGTATGGTAACACATTGCAACGTTGCAACTATAGACACACTGGCAGCAAATACCTAGACGATATTAGATTAACTAGGTAAGATGGTCTGCCTCGGAACTTACCTACCTAATCCTAACAGTTGCAACGTTGCAACTAGCTACTTAACTTACATAAGTTCTTCACATTCAACCACTTACAACTATTCGCATTCACATTGGAATTATTTTCAATAATCGTCTGCTATTCAGTTGACAACAACAAGACACCTGCTAATATGGTGATTAGTTATTTGACAGCATAGCGGTTGGCGGTCTAGGTGAAACCTGTGTAATTCCTACGACGTGAATCCGACGAAGCGTGTTTCTCTCTAGTCCGCGCTGTGTAAGTTTATAAGTTGCTACGTTGCAACTGCTTACAAAACAAACAGCGTGGACATAAGAGAGAGATACATATGGCAACGAAAACCAAAACAGCAGCAAAACCAGCCGCAAAGGCGGAAGTGGAAAAGAAAGCCGATGCGAAACTGTCAACAAAGGTTGTCAGTCTTATTCGCGCGGTAGCAGATACCGTCGCGAAAGCAACGGCGGCTTTCACACGTCTTGCGTTAGGCATCCGCGAGGAAGCTGAGCGCAACGAGTATGACGAAAGCCAAGCGCGTCAGATGGTAACCCTGAGTTATCGGGAAGCGTATGGAATGACGGAAGCAGGCGAAAAGGAATTAGCCGCTTTCGATCTGAAATACCGCCCAGACGTGTCCAAGGTTATGCGCCTTGCGTTCCCTGCTAACGAAAAAGCAGGCGCACAACTCGAAAAAGCGTTGACACACAACGAAACGGCCAATGGTGACCGTATCGGCGTCAACAAGCTTCTCGAAATTGCGCGAGGCAATGTGACGACTGAGCAAGTCACTTCCACCAAAGCCAAGAAGAAAACAGCCAAATCCAAAGACGCTGGAAAGAGCTACGGCCCTAACCAGTTCGCGGACGACTTGGCTGGTATTACCAGCCGCGCTGTCAAAGCCGGAGTGAGTGTGGACGCAATCGAGAAGGCGTTCGCCGACTTGGTCGCGGAATACCGCAAAGACG